TGTATGGTAGAAAGTTTAAACCTTACTCTTTCAGAAGGAGAAATTGCAGCTTGTGAGATTAATTATAAAGCAAAAGATGCAATTTTAACATCAGGAGCAGTTACAACAGTTACACCAAGAACTACAAAACCATATATGTGGAGTGATGTATCAATTCATTTACCATCAGGAACTAAACTTACAAATGCAACAGAATTTACATTTAGTGTAAATAATAATTTGGAAAGAAGGTTTCCGTTGAATGGAAGTAGAACAGTTGAACAAGTAATACCTTTAAATAGAGATTATGAGGTAAATGCTACATTTTTAATGGATACAGCAAATGCAAAAACATTATATGACCAGTATTTTATCGGAGGAAGTAGTTTTAATTCAATGGTTGAAATGCAAGCAGTGGCAGGAAGTGCTTACATTATAATGAGTGGATGTAGAGTTACAGATATGGAAGTACCAAGTCCAGTAGAAGGATTACACGAGCAAACAGCAACTATAATGCCAACAAATGTATCGATTAATGTATATGATACTATTGGTAGTTATACATTTTAATTTTTTAGAATTGAACTCAATTAGATTTTCAGAGTTTATAAACATAGAAGTATAAGGAGGTAACCTAATGGAAGAAAAAAAAATAATAGTTTCAAACGGAAAAGAATATACAATAAAAGAAGTAAAGTATAAAGATATGGTAGAAAGTAGTATATCTGAAGATAAAGTAGCATCTGCTAAGTTTCTAATTCAAACATCTACTAATATGACGGATGAAGAATATGAAAATTTGAGTATGAAAGATGGAATTACTTTACAAAAAGCTATAAATGAAATTAATGGTTTAGATGAGAGTTTTTTGCAAAAAGCTCCATAGAAATACAATTGATGAATGAGTTAGTCATTTGTGACCATTTCAAATGGAGCTTAGAAGATGTTAGAAATTTAACCATCAGAGAACATACAATGGTAAAGAAATATTTTAAAAAGATTGAAAGAGAAAATAAAAAAGCGCAGCAAAAAATGAAATCTAAATCCAGAGGAAGAAGATAATGGTATTTGGAATAGGAGATTCAACAGTAACAATTGTAATTAAAGCTGTAGATGATTTTAGTAAAACATTTACTAAAGCTGGATTATCATTACAAAATTTTAGAAAAAGTGCTTTAGCTGCAGCTGCAGTAGGAACTGTAATTGCAGCTGGATTTGCAAAAGCCATAAAAACTTCTATTGATTTTGAATCGGCTTTTACTGGTGTTAGAAAACAGTTGAATTAAGTGAAAAAGAATTTGCAGATTTAGAAGGACGATTTAAAACTCTTTCTACAGAAACCGGAACTACTTTTATTGAATTATCAAGAATTGGAGAATTGGCTGGACAATTAGGTGTTTCTGGAGTTGATAATTTAGAAAAATTTACTAAAACAATAGCAGATATAAGTGTTACAACAAATTTAACAGCAGAAGCAGCAGCGACAGATTTCGCAAGGATAGCTAATGTTATGCAAGAACCATTAAATAATATAGATAGAATGGGTGCAACAATTGTTGATTTAGGTAATAATTTTGCTACAACAGAAGCTGAAATAACAACTTTTGGACAAAGAATTTCTGGAGCAGGGAAAATTGTTGGATTTAGTACACCAGAAGTGCTTAGTCTTGGAACTGCGTTAAGTTCAGTTGGTATTGAAGCAGAAGCCGGTGGGTCAGCAGTTCAAAGAGGATTATTAGAAATTAATAAAGCAGTTTCTCTTGGGGGAGAAAAATTAGATGCATTTGCAGAAACAGCAGGAATGAACGTAGACGAATTTAAAACATTATGGGAAACAGATGCGTCAAAAGCATTTGAAAAATTTATTTTAGGATTAGGAAAACAAGGAGATAATGCTCAGCTTACATTAGATAAACTTGGATTAGGTGGCATTAGAACTGCAAGAGCACTTTTATCATTATCAAATGCAGGTGATTTAGTAACACGAGCATTTGAGACAGGAGATAAAGCGTGGAAAGAAAATACAGCATTAGTTGAAGAAGCCGAAAAGAGATATGCAACAATGGAAAGAGAAATTGCAAAAACAAAAGCTCAATTTGCAATAATGGGCGATGAAATTGGAGATATATTAGCACCATTATTAAGAGATTATTTGTTACCTACATTAAAATGGTTAATTGAAGCATGGCAAAATCTTTCTACTCCAGTAAAACAAGCAATAATAGTTTTTGGTTTAGTAACAGTTGCTGTAACATTATTAGCTGGGGCAATTGCATTACTTACATTAGTAAGTGCTCCTTGGTTACTAATTATTGGAGCAATTATTGTTGGAATATCGTTAATAGTCATTGCTATATTAAATTGGAAAAAGATATTAATGAAACTTGTACAATGGAGCTTAGCAGCTGCTGGTATATTAGATAAAATTTGGGAAGGTATTAAAGATGGATTTATAATAGCTTGGGAAGTAATGAAAAATGCTTTTTTTACTGTATGGAATGCTATTGTTTCATATTACGAAAGTTCTATTAATATGATTATATCTGGACTTAATTTACTTATTCGTTCAATTAATCTTATACCAGGGATAAGTATTCCCCTAATTCCAAAAATTGATTTAGGTTTTGCTAAAGGCCAACTAACAGATATTGGAGAATTACAAACGAAATTAGGAGCTGAAAGAGAAATTAGAGCTGGACAATTTAAATCAGCTGCAGCAGGAATTATGGTAAATATAGAAAATGTATATGGAACTGACCCAGATGAAATAGGAGAAGCATTAAATGATAAATTAAAAGATGCAATTTCAATATGACAATAAATAATAATCTTGTAATAAATGGCAGTATTGTTGAGAAAGATAATTTAAAAGTTAAAAAAGCATTAGGTGATATTAATACTATAAGCACATTTTCAGCATCAATAAATAATTATACTGGTAGTAAATCGACAAGTTATATTATTGGAGATGAAGTAGAAATTTATGTTGATAAAAATACTGGTTCTCCAACAACAAAAATATTTTCAGGAATATTAGAAAGCATCGATTTAGAAGGAAAAGAACAAAATGAAAGATTAACTTTATCTGGAAGAGATTATTCAGCAAGACTTATTGATAGAACTGTAGAACCAGAAGTTTATAATAATCGTCCAGCTGGTAGTATTGTTAAAGATATTATTGCTAAATATACTGATAATATTACAACAACAAATGTTAATGATGGTGATATAATTTCAAGAGTAGTATTTAATCAAAAACCAGTATTTGATTCTATAAAAGAATTAGCTGAGATGACTGGATTTATTTTTTATATTGATGAAAATAAAGATTTACATTTTAAAGCTAAATCTACAACATCAAGTGGTAAAACATTCGATTCTACAAATATTATTAAATCGACTTTTAAAGATAAAAGAAATGAAATTTATAATCAAGTTTGGGTATATGGTGATAGATATTTAGATGGATTTCAAGAAACATTTACTGGAGATGGAGCTGGAAGTGAATTTACTCTTTTATATAATCCAAGAAGCGTAAATATTACAGTGGATAATAATATTATTCAGCCTGGTGGAATTACTGAAATGACAAGTGTTGCTGGAAGTAATGTTAAATTTTTAGTTAGTTTTAATGATAAACAAATTACATTTATTTCTGGAACACAACAAGGTGATAATATTCCAGGAAATGGAAGTGAAATACTTATAAATTATTATAGAGATTTGCCAATTATTAAAGTTGGTGATAACGAAGCAAGTAAATCACAATACGGAACACGAGTAAAAGTTATTCAAGATACAAATATAACTGACCCAAATACTGCAGAACTTATAATGCTTAGAAACATAGAAGAATTATCTGACCCAGTAAAAGAAGGTATGATAGAATTACAAGGAATTGGAAGTATTGTGCCAGGAGAAACATGTGTAGTTGATATTCCAATTTATGGGATTAATAATAAAACTTATGATGTTTTAGAAACAGAATATAATTTTACAAAACAATCTGAATTAAATGAAAAAGTATTAAAATTAAAACTTAATAAAAAAATTCCAGACGTAACTGACACTATAAAAGATATTTTATTACAACTTAAAAATATGCAAGGAGCAAATATTTCAAACGCAGATTTTATAACAAGATTTCAATTAGCAACTGGGAGTTTTTCTATGCGACAAAGTGGATTATCTATTTATACACAAGAAATTGGCAGTAGTTTTATATTGGGCCATCCTGCAAATGGTTTATTAGGAAGTTATACCTCTCATACATTGGGAGATTGGAAATTAGGTTCAATTATACAGTGGTCAGGAGGTTATTTTTAAATGGTATTATTAAATTGGGCAAAAAGAGAAACTGCTTTATTTTTAGCTGGAAGTCAATCAAATTTTCCAACATATTTTATGATTGGAAGTGGAAGTGGAACAACCGCAATAACACAAACAGCATTAATACATGCATATGATAGGCAAGCAGTTACATCTACTAATGGTTCAACACTTTATAAGATTAAATGGCAAGGAGATTGGAATACTGTTGAAATAAGTGGACTTTCATTAACGGAATTTGGAATACTTCCAAGCGGAGCTGGAACAACTGGAAGTATGTGGAGTAGAAGTTCATTACCAGGAGTTACTTTTGATGGAACTAATGAATTAAGAATTGAAGAAACATGGGAGGTATATTGATAATTATATAATTTATAATAATATATATAAATTAATAATTATTAATATAATATGGTAGCAGAAGGAATTTTTCCTAAAAGTAATGGGGATGTATTATATGCAAGCGAAATTAATCATTTATTTCCAAAAGTAATTGGAAATATAAATCAAAAAGCAGGAGTAAATGTAAGCGGAACAGCTATTTATGTTTTAATGGGTGGTTCAATATTATATAATCCAGTTAATGATAATGATAAAATTCTTAATTATATAAACGTAAGAAATTTTGTAAATATTTTTGAAACAGCAGGAGATGAAACTCATAATATTAGAAATAGAGTAAGTGGAGCTGGAGTAAATATGACATTTAATCCAAAGTCGGCTTCTACTAATTCTTCAACAACAGAACCTATATATATGGAATCATTATTAACAAGTGGAGCATTTACAGCATCTGGAGGAAATCTTGGTAGTCAATATGTTTTTAGTATAGAAGGACATAATAAAGAAGATTCAGCAATAGTAATCGCTCATGATTTTACTGTAACTGGATTTTAAATGATAAATTTTTTAAGAAAATTATTTAATATATATTCAAAAAAATTATATTATAATAATAAATATCCAAAACAAAATATTTTTTACAAGAGAACAGACAAATTAGGAACAATTCAAATTGACGTTAGACAATTTTTAAATAAAAATAATTTTTTATTGCCTAAGATAGAAGGCACAATAGATGATGAAAAAGCAGTAAATTCATTAATTTGGACTATTAATAATGTTAAATATGTATCAGATAAAATTAAATATAAATTAAATGAATATTGGGCATTTGGATATGAAACTCAAAAATACAAAATGGGAGATTGCGAAGATGGAGCAATTTTACTTTATAATATTATGAGATATAATAATATTCCGGCTTGGAAAATTAGATTATCAGCTGGTTTTGTTATAAATCCTTGGACAAAAAATAAAGAAGGACATGCTTATATTACGTATTATTCGGAGCAATATGATAAATGGGTAGTATTAGATTGGTGTTATCTTCCTAATACTTCGCAAGTTTATGAGAGAGAATCATATAAGGATAATAAAACATATCAAGAGGTTTGGTTTAGTTTTAATGAAGATTATGCTTGGGCAAAAGAAGTAGGAAGAGATGCTAAAAAAATCTTACAATAATATATTTTAGTAAATATATTTACAATAATATATATAAAAGAATATATTTACAATAATATATTAATAGAAAAATATAATAAATAATATGGATAATGATAAAAAGTCCAGTATAAAAAAGAACTCTATTAATACTTTTATAAACTATTTAATATTACTTAATACTAAATTAAATAACACAAGGAGGTAAAAAATGCAAACACAAAAAGCTAATTGGCAACAATGGATTTCAACTGTATTAGTTGTTCTATTATGCGCTTCTTTTGTTTTTAATATAGGAGATATTAGAACTCAAGAAAACGAAAAAGTAGTTATTCCTACAGCAACAGAAATTGCGTCGGAAATAAATGTAACTGCAGCGGATTTAACGCCAATTTTAGATAAATTGAATGAAGATGATGACTGGGAGAATGTTGCAACTGCTTTAGCAGAAGATGAATATACAAGAAGTTCTTACAAGTATATTGCAAGAATTTTGAATGACATTGATGATAAAGACGACATTGAAAGAGTTATTGTTAAAGATGTAGAAGTAACAAGTTCAAATACAGAAGATGAAGATGCAACTGTTATTCATACATTAAAGGTTTACTATGAAGACACTGATGGTGATGATGTTAAAGACCATGTAATAGTTGAAACAGAAATCGAAGATGGTGAAGTAGAAGACCAAGATATTAATTTAGAATAAATATTCTAAATTAATTTTTTTATTTTTTTTTATTTTTTTATTTTTGCCTTAATAGTATAGTGACAATATATTTGGTTGTCAGCCAAAAGTCCTGAGTTTAATTCTCAGTTAAGGCGTTAGCTCAATGGTGTAATGGTAACATGCTAGGCTCATGCCCTTTCGCTTCTTGTTCGATTCAAGATTGAGCTATTTATAAAAAGAAAAAGAAGCAGTATTATTTAATACTGCTTTATAATTTAATTAACGTTTTATTGCTTTTAAAATAAAGTCTATTACAACTGCACTTGCAGATGCTCCTAAAGCAGATATTTCTACTCCAACTCCATTAAGTCCAAAATAACCAGCTAAACCAATTACTCCAACTCTTACTATTGTGCCTCCTAATTGTGCCCATTCAAATGATGATACTAAGCCATCTTCTAAAGCGTTTTCTAACCATCCGGCAATGCTTCTAACTACTGGAACACCAATTAAAATTCCTAATGTACTAAATATT